TCATAATGGTTGTTGCTGTTACGCCAGAGAATAATGTTCATATATTAGAGTATGAGAGGCATAGAAGTATCCCAACTGTTGGTCCAAGAGATAGTCCTGATAAATTGATTGGTAAAAAGGGTGTTGTCGATTATATAATGGAACTTCACCAAAAATATCATTGCACATCCAGTACTGTTGAGGATGTTGCTATGAATAGGTCTGTTTTTCAATCTCTTAATGAAAGAAGAAGGATTGAGAACAAATTTAGTATTGCTGTCATCCCAGAAAAGCCCCCAGGACGAATGGATAAGAGAAATAAGATATATTCAGGTTTATCTGGCAGGTTTAGTACAGGAACAGTATATTTAAGGGATAAAATGTATGACTTGGAGCACGAAATCATTACTTTTGGACCAAAAATGGCTCATGATGATACAATTGAGACACTTTTTTACGCATTATTGCACGCATTTCCTCCAAATATGAAAAAAACCGAAAATAAAGGTGAAAGAAAATGGGTAAAACCGAAAAGAAAGGCGAGACCTTGGGTGGTGGCATAAAAAATGGCTAAAGTTAAAGAAGCGGAAAGGATTCACTCTCTATGGAGGTCTGTGAATACCGAGGAGAGGATGAAATGGCAATCAGATAGCCAGAGAGGATATGACTTCTATCTTAATGAGCAATTAACTAAAGAAGAGAAAAACGCTTTAGAAGAATCTGGTATGCCTACATTTCAAATCAATAGGATTACTCCTATTATTGAAATAATGAAATATTTTGTTACAGCAAACAATCCTAGATGGAAAGCAGTTGCTGTAGAGGGAAGTGACACAAATCTTGCACAAATCCATAGTGATATATCTGATTATTGTTGGGGAATCTCAAACGGAAAGGCTGTATATGGTAGTGTTATACTCGATTGTCTAGCAAAGGGCGTAGGTTATTTCTTTGTTGATGTAGATACTGACCTTGATAATGGAAGGGGAGATGTTATTTTCAAAAGGATAGAACCTTACGATGTTTATCCTGACCCCATGAGCAGAGATTTTCTTTTAAGAGATGCTTCTTTCATTCTTGTAAAGAAGAGACTTTCTAGAAGACAATTAAATGAGATGTTCCCTCAATATAAGAGGAAAATTAAACAGGCTTCTACTGATGACTCTCTGCAGACCTTTTCACAGGCTGATAGGCAAGAAGCTGATGCAATAATTCCAGAAGATATTGTAACTGCAGTTGATGAGCATGGGGAAAAGGACGATGTTCTTGATTACCATGAGTGTTATGAAAAAGTAAGAGTACCTTTTTATAATTTGACTATTAATGTTTATCCTACTCCTAAAGATATTAAATATGTTAAGGAGACTGGAGAGAAACAGCTTAAAGCCTTTATTGAAGAATCCTCAGTTGCCACAAAAGAGAAAATTCTACAAATAGAACAAGCCTTAGCTGGTGGAGAAATGATAGAGGAGAGGGCTAATCTTGAAATAAAGAAAGCACAAGAATCTCATGATAGTGGGATTAATAGAAAGAAGGCTGAAATCGACTATGCTACTCAAGAGGAACTTAATAGAACTGAACAAAAAGTTGTTACTGAAAAAGAATATGAAATTCTTATAAAGAATAAAGATATTGCTGAGACTATTATTGACGCTACTATGTTCCACGAAAGAAGAGTAAAGGTTACTTGCACAATAGGAAAAGATGTTGCTTTATATAAATTGATTCTACCAATTGCTGATTATCCTATCATCCCTATTCCATATATGTATACGGGAACTCCATTTCCTATGAGTGCAGTAACTCCCATGGTTGGGAAACAACAAGAAATAAATAAAGCCCATCAAGTTATGCTTCACAATGCCAACCTTGCTTCAAATTTGAGGTGGTTATATGAAGAGGGAAGTGTTCCAGAAGAAGAGTGGGAACAATATTCATCCGCTCCAGGTGCTTTATTAAAATACCGACCTGGATTTACGCCTCCAACACCAGTACTACCAGCCGCCATTAATAATGCTTTCTATACTGTTACGCAGGAAGGAAAGAATGATATGGAATATATTGCTGGTATTCCTAGTGCTATGATGGGATTTGTTCAAGAACAAGCTGAAACATATAGAGGACTTCTTGCAAATGATGAATTTGGAACGAGAAGAATTAAGGCTTGGATGAATAGTGTTTTAGAGCCTTCTCTTGAACATCTTGGGGTTGTTTTTAAAGAACATGCCCAAACTCATTATAAAATAGATAAAGTTTTTAGAATAGTTCAGCCAAATACATCTGGTGATGATTATGAAGAAAGGCAAACACGAATTAATATTCCAGTCTACAATGATTATGGTGAAGAGATAAGTCTTTGGAATGACTATGCATCTTCAAGATTTGATGTTAGAATTGTAGCGGGAGCAGTTATGCCTATTAACAGGTGGGCTTTGGTTGAAGAGTATTTCAAGTGGTTCCAAGCTGGATTAATTGATGATATAGCGATGTTAGCAGAAACTGATGTAAGAGGTAAAGAAGCAATCATTGAAAGGAAGTCTCTATATTCTCAGTTACAACAACAAGTTGAAAGTCTTGAGAAAGATGCACAAGATAAAGAAGGAACAATTGAAACTCTTGAACGTCAATTAGTACAGGCAGGAATAAGACATAAGGTAGATGTTGGTTCCAAGCAAACAGAAAAAGACACGCTTGAAACTGAAGCTCAACAAAAATATTACAGAAAAATCCTAAAAGATGATTTCGATAAAAAGAACTTGCAGGAAAAGGATAATAAGAAATAAATTTCAATAATAAAACAAGGACAAAAAGATAATGGATGTTGAAACAGGCAACGCTTCGCAAGAAGTCCCCAATAGTTCCAATCCAGAATCAAGTTCCGCAGATTTCTTTGCTGCTTTAGATAGTGAAGTCAATAGCGGAATTTTGGACGCAACTGATGACTCTTCACTCAATTTTACTTCTGACGATAACAAGGAAGAGGGTGTTGTTCGTGAAGTTCAGCAAGAGGATGTCGAGACTCTTAAAAAGAGGTATGCAAATTCAAGTTCTGAAGGCAAACGACTCAATAATCGCCTAAAGGAAATTGAACCTTACTTACCCATTCTTGACGAAATGCGAAAAGACCCTAACTTAGTCTCTCATGTGAAAGGCTATTTTGAGGGTGGTGGTCAAACTCCACAAAGTGTCACTGAAAAGCTTGAGTTAGACGAAGATTTTATTTTCGACCCTGACGAAGCAGTAACTGACCCTAAAAGTGATTCAGCAAAGGTGTTGAATTCTACCATTGATGGTGTCGTGCAGAAAAGGCTTAACGACCAAGTGCAACAACAGAGGGAAGACGCAAAAGTTCATTCCGAAATTGATGCATTTAGAGATAAGCATAATATGTCGATGGATGAATGGCTTGAATTCAAAGAGTATGCAGATTCTAAGCCTCTATCTCTTGATGATATTTTATATCTAAGACAGAAAGAAGCTGGAGTCGAAAAAGCAGAACCAAGAAGTGCTTCTTCTTCAAGAAGAGCATCTCAACATACTCGAAGTGTGCAAGAAAGACCTCGGTCTCTTGCATCAACTGGTTCAGCTAATGTTGAAGTATCTGAAGAGGATGATGTTTTTGATGCTATTATGGGGCTTGACAAACAACTTGAATCCGCATTTGGTTAATAGCTGAACGCTCATTAGCCAGATGCTTTAACCCTAAGTAATAAGGAGTAAAGTCAAATGGCTGATTTATTTCAATTAGGCGCACTTGGTGTTGCCGATGATAATTCATCACTTTCGACTGGTGACCTTAGACGAAAGTATAACTTCGGGAGTAGAGTGTCTGAGTTAGCAATAGCACAAGACCCTTTCTTCCGATTGGTATCAAAAATCGCTAAGAAACCAACGGATGACCCTCAGTTCAAATTCACTGAACGAAGACCATCCTTCCATAAAAGGTATGCCTATGCATGGGGAGCAGCCGATACTGGCGCACCCTCTGTTGGCGACCCTTTAACTGCTAATACTACAAAAATCGTTATGGCTGGCGATTACTATTCTGCTGGAAACAAAGGCAGCACATATGGTAACGCATCCAATTTAATTACGATTGGTGGTGCTGGCACAGACCCTGAGTTTTTTATTCCAGGACAACTAGTTAAAATACCTACATCTGGTACTTTAGGCGCAGCCTATACTGGATATGCAGTATTTAAGGTAACTGGTGTTTCTGATTCCGCTCAGGCTAACATGAAACTACTAACTGGTGAAATGGTAAAGGTTCCAACTGATTTGGAATTTACCTATTCCAACGCTGCTGACTCTGGTTTAGGAGGCTCTTCTCAAGAAGCTCTTGCAGAAAAGCGTTCCTTCGTTATAGGTACTGCGTTTGCACAAGGTAGTGGATACCCCGAAACATGGAAAGACCAACCTTTCTCAACTGGATATGGAAATACCCAGATTTGGAAGACTGCCATGGCTATGGATAACACATCTAGAGCAACTGTCTTAAAATACGATTCTAGCGAATGGGCTAGAGTTTGGAAAGAAAAACTGATTGAGCATAAATATGATATTGAGCAATCACTTCTGTTTAATAGTACCGCTTCTACATCTAGCGATGCTTGGTCAACAGATGGTGTTGTTAATTACATATCTGCTTATGGTAATCAGTTCTCAATGCCGTTAGCAAGTAAGTCTCAAGATTCATTTCTTGACGACCTAAGTGCTTTCCTTGACCCTCGTTACAACAATGCAAACGCTACACTTTTCTTTGTCAACACAGCTGTTTACAACTGGTTGCATAAGTTAAGTGGATACTTTGCTAACAATGTTGGAATGGTCATTCCTGGCTCTGGTAACACTACTCCAACCCCAGCAGTTGGTATCGCTAATGGTTCTGGTAGTGCTCATTTTGCTATGACGGGGAAAAAGAAAGTCTTTGGTGTTGACATTTCTGTGATTTCTACTCCTTACGGAGATATGAATGTTGCTAGAAATATTCACCTTGATGGAACAGACATTAATATGTTAGGTGTTAACATGCGTCATGTCGCTTATCGTCCATTGGTCGGTAATGGCTTACAGCGTGACACTGCTATTTATGTTGGTGTTCAGACTTTAGAAAACAGTGGCGTTGACCGAAGGGTTGACTTAATTCAGACAGAAGCTGGCTTGGAAATTCATATGCCCGAAGCCCATGCTATCTGGACTGCATCATAAAGGAGGTATGACTTATGGCTAATCCTCTATATGGACAAAACAAAGCTGATAGCAGTATTGACAATATTTCCGCTCAATGGAAAGTGTTAAGATATGTTGTCGCTGACATTGATGATACTGGTATCACCAATGGTAGTGCTGTCGTCGCAGAAGGTATTCCAGGTTATTTCGTTCCCGTGCTATGCTCGGTAAGGAATATGTCTGAGACTGCCGCTGATGACTTTGGCGCAGTTGCTTG